CTTGTTCCTGTTTAACAAGATTAGCGATGATATTGTCATATTTCGTTAAGTCTGACGGTATATCAGCACTAACTTCTTGATTGGATTGTACTTTATTTTTCTTGCGTTTTGGTGATGGGTCAATTAATTCTTTAATGCCAGCTTTGCGGTCAGCTTTGACCTTTTTAAGCGCATCTAATTTATCTTGTTCAGCCTGTTGTTTTGCTGCTTGCAAAGCCTTATAACGCTTGTATTCTTTCTTAGTAAAGCCGTCATCACCGCCAATACTACTAACAGTTCCAACTTGACCTGAAATATTAGCCGTGTCATTGCCGTCTGTGGCAGAAATAGTGCCTGTAATCGGTACAAGAACAGCACCTGTAATATTGGCTGTATCGTTGCCATCCGTTGCCGAAATAGTCCCTGTGATAACTGCATTACCTACCGTACCTGCAAGGTCGGCAGTATCGTTACTATCGGTTACATTGATCGTTCCTGTAATTGCAGGAAGTTGTATATCCGATATGGGATTAGTCGAAAACGGAGTAAAACCTAGCATTAGTTAATCCTCTGTTGGTTCTGTAGGCATAACGACTGTCCAAGGGAAACCTTCTTCATTAGGCAAATTGCGTAAGGCTTGGCGGTAAGCTGCCCAATCTTCTTTATTAACAGGGGCATCGGCTAATTGTGTCCAATCGCTGTCTTTTAGCTTTTGATCTCTAGTTTGACGAACTGACTTGGCTTGCTCTGCATCTTTAATTGCTTTGTAAGCGGCTTCGTTTTCGGCTGCGGTCTTTGCTGGGCTATCTTCTGTAGCTGGTGTGTCGGTAAATACTGGGCCAAGAATGTGTTTGGTGTACCACTTACCATCTACTTCCTCAACGCCATCTTGTTGGGAATGTTGGTAAACAGTACCGCCTGTAGCTTGTGGGCCATCCAACACTACGTCTGCGCCAAATTCATTTAGCGTTTCTTCAGGGATAGGATTAGGAAAAGAAGTATTAGGGTGCATTTGCTCCCATTGCGTAAGGTACATTACCTCACCAGTATCACGAATTCGAACTAACATAATTTGTCCTATTTTTTATCAAGAAATTGCAAGGAAAATGTAACTGGCAGCGTTTGTATTAATGGCGGCAAGAATAGAAGCATCAACAGTAAATCCACCTGTTGTAGTTGTTACAGAGCCTAGTGTTGCTACTTCTGCTGCTGAAGAATTTAATAGTAAATAAGGGTCTGTAAGAACTGTCATGCCTCTAACAGTATCGTAAACATACCAATCGCCAGTACTGTTTACACGTTTAATTAAAACAAATCTAGCACCACCTGTAAATCCGCAAGCAATCGCTTGTGTAGTTCCGTTACCTGTATACAAACCAACTTTACTTACGCCTGGACAGGTGGCAAACAGGTAAGCAACATAAGTTTGTCCCGATTGATTTTTAGCATTTTCAGTTGAATCATAAACAGTATCGGGTCGAAAAGTTGTTGTTGTAAAACGTGAAGAATATCCAACATTTAAATAAGCTGCTGCTGCATTTGAGTTTAATGATAAACCTGTAATATCATTATTTACAACACCATTTCCAGCACTCCATACACCCCAAGCTGGAAACGTTGCACTTGAACGACTTTTGCAAATTACCAACTCAGGCGGCACACCCAAATTGTGAGTTTGGGCGGTGCTATCTCCTGTTCCTGTATAACAAACCTCATCAAAGAATCCTGGTCTGCGAGAAAAGTCATAACTTATGTAACTACTAAAATCACCAGATATACCTGTTTGACTAAACTTAGTATTGCTTGCAAAGTTAGTAGGATAGCCAGCTGCTTCAGCTCCTGTTGTGGCAGAGTCTAAATTACCAGTACCCCTTAACCTATCAAACCAATACCATTTGTCCGTAGCTGTTTTTGATCCGTAAACAATCAAATCTACTGGAAAACCAGCCGTACTTGTAAAATCACCGCTAGAACTTACATTTGTAGGCGTAAACACGCTAGTACCAGTAGTAGGTACTTTCATTGGTCTACGGATTGCCATGTAGATGTAAGTGTATCCATCGTTTGCTAGTGATGAAGCAGGAGTTATCCTAAACCCCGTAGCGGTTGGGGCATATAAATTATCAGAAACTTCTGCACTAGAAAGATTGGCATATAGAGTTTGAGTAGCGCCTGATGTTGTTGCTCCTCTCATAACATCTCCAACAAACCAACTTGACGAATTGCTTACGCTTTTAAACATCATCCACTGCGGTTCAAATCCTAAGTTAATTTCTTGAGTGCCACCATCAGCAGTAAACGACCCACAACTAATTACATTCTCGTTACCGCTTGTGCCAAATCCACCAGCGTTATGGGCGAATAGGTAGGCTACATAGTTATAACCAGTAGAGTTTGTGTGTGTGCTTGCACCAAGAGTAAAAACAGTGCTAGTTGGATCGGTATTGTTAAATGTGTTTACAGAAGCTGCGGACGCATTTGTAGCTGATAATTGTAAATAATTTGCTGCTCCTAAACTACGGTGATAAACAATCCAAAAAGTACCATTTTGGTTATATGATTTTATTATCATCATTCCTGGCGCAGAGCCAAGATTATGAGAAATTTCTCTACCAACTGTTGAGTTGCCACTATAAGTAACTACATCAAAAAACTTAGGCTGTTCACGAAACGACCAAGATACGTAAGTTGCTGCGGAACTGTTTGTTACGCCATCATTACCAATAGAAAATCCACTAGCATTAAAAGAAGTTAAGCCATTTAATCTTGTCCCTTCTGCGTTAATTACGGAGGATTCAAGAAATTTTGTTGCTCCACGTGCAGTATCATATAAATTGTGAGCGTAGGCATCATCTCTACCTTTTAACCAAACTAACCCACCTTTACCAGCAAGGTCTATACCGTTGGTAATGGTTTGAGTAGAGCCGTTACCTGTATACAACCAAGTAGAAAATACATCCTCAATGAAGTTGGCGGCAGCAGAAGGCTGACTTCCTGTTTTACTAGCAGCACTAAACATTAATAGTTCAATCCAAAAGAGTTACCGTAGGTGTTTGTGCCATCTTGGAAGAATGTAAAGATGTCAAACTTACCGTTTGCGGAGGATGCTGTAGGTGCTGTGCCGCCAGGCCATTTAATCGTAGAACCGCCAGCCCAAGTCAAGGTAAATGCACCTGAGTAAGTAACGATAATAACAAACGACTTACCAGCTACTGAACTTGGTAGTGTGATTGTGCCATTAGCGTTAAGGCTTAATTTTTGTACTGTGCCGTTAGCCAAGTCTACTGTAAAACTAGATGCAGCGGCAGGGGCAAATAGTGTTTCTGTGTAGTTTGTAACTACAGGGGTGTTGAGTGCTGGGGCAGTTCCAAATACTAATAAACCTGAGCCTGTTTCATCAGTCACAGCAGCGGCAAGATTGGCACTAGAAGGTGTGCCTAACCATGTAGCTACACCAGTACCAAAGCTGGTAATTCCTGTTCCACCGTTGGCTACGGGTAATGCCGTTCCTGACAAACTAATAGCTAATGTACCGTTAGAAGTAATTGGGCTTCCTGCAACAGATAAAAAGGCAGGTACGGTAGCGGCTACAGAAGTAACAGTTCCTGTCCCTTTAGAGTTAAAAGTAGTCCAATCTGTGCTTGTAAGGTAGCCGTTTACGCTTCCTGTGGCGGCTGGCATACTAATAGCAGGTGTTGCACCACCACTACTTACTACTGGGGCTGTGCCTGTAACGCTAGTAACTGTACCTGTGGTTGGTGTAGTCCATGTAGGGGTAGCACCTGTACCAGCAGAAGTTAATACTTGACCTGCTGTTCCTTCTGCGCCATCAAAGCTAGTCGTGCCAGTTACGCTTAAATTAGTAAAACTACCAGCAGCAGCAGTTGTTGCACCAATAGTCATATTGTTTATTGTTCCTACATTAGTAGGGGCAATCTCAAGCGATCCTGTACCTGTAGGTTTAATGTGTACATGACCTGTACCAGTAGGGCTAATGTCTATTTGTGCATTTGCACCATTTAAATTGGTAGATACATTAACAGACACATTGTCGCCACTACCGCCACCCATGCTGATTTGAGTAGTTCCTACGGAGTTTTTAAGCGATAATCCACTTGAGTTTGTAGCCTGAACAATAGGAGTAATAACGCTTGTTGTAGCGTTAAATGTCGTGTTATTGATTACACCACTAGCATCTAAGAAAGCAGCTTTACCAGCAGGGTAATCACCAAACACATATAAAGTGCCAGTAAAGTTGACGGCTGCACCTGCGTTGCTTGATGCCAAGACAGTCGTTCTTGCTAATGTGCCAGCACCTACCGTACCAAGGCCCACTTCCCAATCTGTGCCGCCAGCGTTATAGATGGTGTAATAAGTAGTGTTTCCGTTGCCAATTGCGGCTGAGAATGTCTGAAACTGCGTAACAGCACCAGCAAGCGTTAGTGTCCCAGTACCTGTCGTGGTACTCGTTTCTTGAACTCTGTCTTTTAGAACAAGTGCCATGATTTACCTTAACTGTTAGCTCGGATGATTGTTCCTGCTGTAATGCTGACTGTTTGTGCGGATGCAACGGTAGTTGTATTTAAGTTCAAATCTGAACCCGATGTGCCTACTGAGCCATCCATTACGACTGTTGTGCCGTCAGACTTAACAATCCTAAAGAATGTCGCTGTACCTGAAGCTACTGCCGTTCCGCTAGTTACCGCACCTAGTGTAATAGAGCCGTTAGAATCTGTACCAAAGCCGCCAGCAATCGTTAAGCTGACTAATAAGGTTTGGGCAACAATGGCAGTATTAGCATTGGCTGGCTGTGCGCCATCATATAAACGGATGATTGAACCTGTGCCAGCGTAGGTAATTAAACCCTGTTGCTGGGCATCTCTAGTGCCGTTTGAGTATTTAAGATTGGAAGGCATTATCGAACTCCTACAATTTTACCGCTTTCATCACGAACAACGGTCTTAGGTTGGTTTAGTCTTTCGTGGATAGCGGCAATCATCTGCGCTAACTGTTGATTTTGTTGCTGTAAATTCTGAACTATTGGTTCTAGCGGATGCTGTGGCATATTGTATCCCATCATGTCTTGAATTAATTTTGCGGTTTCTACATTGCGAATGTAGGCTTCTGACCCATCATCCAAACCTTGAGAAATCCGTACACTTTCGATTTTAGTCGCATTATCAAGATAAGCCAAGAGAATGTCCCTGTTCGTGGTCATTTCAGCTTCTTTGGTATTGCGTTCTTCTTCCAGCTTGAATTTCAGTTGGTTTTCCTGCGCCTGGTACTCTTGTTTAGCCTTCTCTAGCTCGTTTTGGGCTTGGAATTTCTGTATTTCTAGCTGAGTTTGGGCTTGCAACTTCTGCTGATCGGCTTCAATCTGCATCTGCATCTTCTGTATTTCAGGTGTAGGTGGCTTGGGTTGGCCCTCTGCTGCCTTGGCTTGCTGACGGAACTTATCTGCTGTTTCGTCAATTAGTCCTTCCATGCCTTTACCAGCCTTAAACGCTGTTACGCCAAATTTGAGCATTTCCATAAGCAATGGGGTCAGTTCAGGGGATTGGTTAGCTACAGGCAATGCAGTCTGCATAAACTGACTTACAGCACTCAAAAACTCTACCCTATCTTGCTTTTCTTGTTGCTCATCC